TTTCCCACCTACAGCATCTGCCCCACCCACAGGAGCAGGTATTGATACTTGTAATCTTGGCACTTCGTTTGGATTGCAAAGCAGTTTCATTGGATTGTCTGGCAGTAGCCATGAGACAGACGAGACGTGTGAGCGTATCAAACTAGCAAGAGAGCTATCAACAGTACACCAGATGAAGGTGGCAGGGATTGCTATACTGTGTCAAGACCCTAGAGTATTTACAGCTATGATGGAGGCAGGGACTCCTTGTCCATTCGAGGGACAGATAGGACCAGATGCTGAGAGACTCTGGGCAAAGTATGATGAGCTAAGACCAGACTACGAAGAACACAAGGAAAGAATGAAAACAAAAGAGAAGATACAAGCTGAACAAGTTATGTATGATAGTGGTAGGTAATGGCAGAGTATATTCTTCTCATACATTTCTGTAGCCTACTTGCAGATGATTGCAGTAAACCACAAGAACACACAATAAGGTTTGCTGACTACTACTCTTGTATGCTTACTGGTTACGCTGATGGATTACAGATGATTGAAGAGAATGGTCCAGAAGTTGTAAACACTCTTGAGCTAACTATTGGACATGAATGTATAAAGATTGAGAGTGAGATATCTGAGTGAGATACATGAAATGTTATATTGGAATCGTTATTTTATTGTTATCAATGGTAGGGTATACCAATGTTGCGAATACTACGACAACTGACAACTTACTCTCTAATAATTTTTATGATGACTGGACTGGTACTAACGACCATTTCCATGGTCCTAATATTCTGGCTGGGGTTCACAATGAGTATCGTGAACAGACTATTACCCTATCAGACCATCTTGAAACTCACGAGATACAAGGCGTAACTCAATCACAATTCCAAGCCGAGGTGTGGTTCTGGAATCAGTACGACCAATCAGTAACACTAACACAGGAGATAGTAGATTCAAATGGAACGCAGTATAATAACAGTATTACAATGTCTGGTACTTGTGATGGTTGGAATGGATGTGGATATGAAGATTCTCCTACCAACACTATTATCATTAATGATATTGCATCAGACTACGATATAACAACTAGGTTTAGTTTCTCGGTACCATCAAGACCAAACTACCATTACGCTGCTGATGTCCGTAACCCAGAGTTGTTTGTAACTTATGACCCATTCGTTTTGGATATGACCACAACACAAGATGTTGAGGGATGGTTACAGGAGTTTGAAGAAGAGTACATAGACATATTTGAAGAGGAAGAGTTTATCTTTATAGAAGAGCTAGACCCTTTTGTTGAAGAGTTCTTGATGTATGAACCAGAGGTCTATGACTTCTTTGAAGAGATAGAATACTACGAGCCAGAGATAGAGGAGCTACCAGAAGAAGTTATAGAAGATATGCCAGAAGAGATAATCGAAGAAGAGATAATAGAAGAGATGCCAGAAGAAATAGTAGAAGAAGTTATCGAGGAGCTACCAGAGGATATAGTAGAAGAAGAACCAGAGGACATAACTGAAGAGCCTAGCATGGAACAAGCACCAGAAGATATGGATACATCTGAACCAGAGCAAGGTGATATAACAATAGGCAAGACAATTTTCGCCAAGGCTATAGAGGTGGACCAAGTAACCATAACTGCAATGATACAATCACAACCTATCATGCAAGATGCAGAGTTCTATGCCCCAATAAATATTTACCCAAACCAAATAACTATCTTTGATGATAGACAAATCTATGGTAACATTACCTATGTTGTCAACGATCCACTAACTTCACAGATTAATTTTACAAGGGGGAATCAGGAACAACAGTACAAACTGAAACAGCAACTGGATAATATGATATGGATAAATTAAAAAATAATCTTGCTGGTATAGTAAGTCTCATCGGTGTAGTTGGAGCAATTGGTGCTGGGTTTACAACTTATGGACAGCTACTAGGTAGTATCTCTTCTCTTGAGGAGAAAGTGTCTGACCTTGAATCAAGGCAGTATGTGATAAATGAAACAGTTGACCTGACTGACACTAATAACAAAATAAATGAAAACTATGTCAGCTTGGTAGATAGAATTGAATTGATGAAAGAAGATGTAAACGCCAGTAAGAATAACCTTGGCATAATTAAAACCAGACTTGATCTGATTGATGTACAGATACAAGCTATGGAAAACGAAAAGAAAAACCCTTTAGCAAGATAGGAGGACATAATGCTAGATAAACTAAAAACAATCGCCCATAAATGGACACAGAGTACGATGTTCTTTACAAAATGTGGTTGTGGGTTCAAAAGACCTAAACTCGTTCTATGGGTCTCTCTAGCCGTTCTAGGACTAATTCTATTTTTAGCGTAGTAAAATGGCAGAGCTAACCAAAAGACAAAAGAAAACTATGCAAAAGCATGGTAAACACCACACATCTAGGCACATGAGAATGATGGAAGGCTTGATGAAAAAGGGTATGTCGTTTGGAGATGCACACAAGAAAGCAATGAAAGATGTCGGAAAATAAAATGCCATACACATTCATGGTTTTGGAGTCCGAAGATGGAACCTTTAGTTGCAATGTAGTGTGCAGAGGTTTTGCTACCTATGAAGATGCTGTATCCTTTGTAGAGTTATGGGATCAGCTAGTCAATGATGAAAAGATTTACAGTTACGAACTCCATTAAAAAAGAGGACCAAGCCGAAAGGTAATAAACTTGGTCCTCTATAAGAGTTGGAATTGACAAAATTTATTCTTAGAAAGGAGACCAACTCCTAGTAAAGGTTATATCACAGAGATATTTCTGTGTCAACCATAACATAGGAGGATGTTATGCCAAATAAATGTGTCTTAGTTATAAGCGATCTACACATACCCTACCACCACAAAGATTCTTTTGCTTTTCTCAAAGAAGTAAAAAAAGTTTTTAAACCTGATACCATTATCAACATAGGCGATCTGCTAGACTTCCATGCTATTTCCATGCACGACCACGATCCTGACTTGCCCAGTCCTGGTAATGAGTTGTCAACAGCTCGTCAATACGTTAGGGAGTTGGAGTCCATATTCCCTGATGTAACAGAAGTACACAGTAATCATAGTTCATTAGTGTATCGCAGAGCAATCAAGTATGGTATGTCAAGAGAGTTCCTTAGACCATACTCAGAGTTCTTGGGTACAAAAAAATGGAAATGGGTAGACGATATAACTCTAACACTCAGCAATGGACAAAAATGTTTCTTTACTCATGGCAGAGGTGCAGACATATTAAAGGTTAGTCAGACACAGGCAATGAGTACAGTATCTGGACATTACCATACGAAATTCCTGATTTCTTACTGGGCAAACAGCGACAATCTATTTTTTGGGATGCAAGTAGGGTGTCTTATCAATCAAAAATCTCTTGCATTTAGCTATGCAAAAAACTTTTCCACAAGATTTATTTTGGGGTGTGGTATTATTATTGATGGGATACCGAGGTTACTTCCTATGGTTCTTAATAGTAAGGGGGACTGGATTGGAACAGTCGTCTGACATAATATCTTTTGTCTGTTTCAAACTGTCGTAGAGGTATCTATCATTTCTTTTTAAGAAACTAATGTCGTACAGATTATTAGTCCATACGACATCAATTTCCTTGGGAGAAGTTTTAGTTAATTGGTCATATAACTTTGACCATGTTCTTAGATTATATTCCCTTTGAGGCATTTGAGTAGTCTTTTATTGTTTTACCCACATCTATCCAGTTTTGACGTAGCCTTAACAATTCTTTGTAGTTTCCTAAGTCTTGTACCTTATGCTTTTTTATTTCTTGCACGACTTTTTCTAGCATAGGATCTTTTAGAACAACACTAATCTGTTCTAAGGTACTGTTTTGATCAAGGTCATCAAATGCTTTTATACACTCCATGAGTTTTGGTTTGAGGTCATCAGGAAACTTATGTTCTAGTTCAGCTATGTCTTGCTCTACCCCTTTCTCGTCTAGATACTTTGTTGCCCCACTACCAGTTGGCTTTTTGGCATTTGCATTACCATCATCATCTTCTGTTGCCAACCCATATATTGCACATAAGCTGTATCTTTTTGCATAGGTTATGGCAGAGCCAACAGCATGACTGTCATCAAACTTATTACCCTTAACAGAGATGATACACCTAGATGTTAGTACACTATCACAATCCTTATGGTACACATTAGTTCTTACAAACTGTATCGTGCCATGTTCTGTAATCTCATAGTCTATTGATTGACTAAAAGACAATCCATACTTAGCACCTTGATTGACTGCTTGGATTACTTCGTCAAGGTTTGCGTAGTCGCTTTTGAAAAATGGGTTCTTTGCATTTTTCTTTGCAGTTATATTGTCAGCTTGAAACTGCGACAAAGCCTCTAATAATTTGTTACTCTTCTCTGTCATCTTATTCCCTCTTGTTCGTTAAATGCTCTCTGTAAGTTATCTTGTGAACGTCTAACATTCATGTTCACATCTTGTGTGATAAACTTACATTGGTTCTGTATGTTTCTAAGGACATCATACATGACTGGATCTAACTCCATAGTATCCAGTCTTAATGATTTTATGCTCTCTACAATAGTTTCTATTTGTACCCATTGCTCAGATATTTTAGACAATGGTGCTACTTGATTTCTAGTGTAAGCATCTGCCATTTGCTTTGCCCTTTGAAATTCTGATTCATCAATAGTCATTGTGTTCATACTCCTTACCCTCCCCTATTGCCTGTTCTTGGTACTTTGCCCACTTCTCAGACCACATATCACTTAACATATCCTCAATGTATACTTCAGGATCTTCGTCTTGTGGTATAAATGTGAGTAGATGTTTGTGTTTGTCCATAGTTTGCATGAACTCGCCTAGACTTTCACAAGTTACTATCTCTCTGTCTGCTATTTCCCAATAGCGATCTTCTTGTTCCATTAGATAATTTTTAAATTTACCCATTGTTTTCTCCCTTAATTCTTTGCAATGTTTCATTTAGCTTTCTGCAATCCTCATTGAACTGCTCTAGCTTTTCCCAAAATTGATCTTCTAATTCATCAATCTTAGTGCTAGAATTATCTAGCTTGTTGACCACAAGTTCTAGTGGCATTTTGTTTGCTGTCATTGTATTTCCTTTCTTTGTTATTGACATATATATATAATTATAATAGTTTGAGTATATTGTCAAACAATATTTTAACAACAAGGAGGATTACATGGAAGAAATCACACCATTATATATAAAAATACCAAGTCATTTGAAAGACGCACTACAGAATTGTGCTAAGTCTGAACGCACATCTTTAGTGGGTTTATGCACAGACATACTCACAGTAGGTGTCAATGCAAGATCAAAAATAAATGAAGAAAAAATTAAACAACTTATAGATAGCTCAAAGGTGTATGCAAATGGACAAGATCAATCCGAAACATTACAAGGATAATGTTATAGAAACAATAGACGCAATAGAAAGCCAAATGTCTGACAAAGAATTTGTTGG